AAATCATCCAGCTTTTGAGATAGCGTCATTAATGCCTGTGGCTGGCCGGTAGCTACAGTTTGTGGCTGAATATTGACTGTTTCTGAAAACGGTTTAGCCATTATTCCTCCGGCATCAGTTGCAGTTGAGCAGTGGTAGCACCACCTTTAAGCAAGGAAGTGGCAGCACCCACTTGGCCCATGCGTTTAGCAGTCTGGCCTCTTGCACGGGTAGTCAGTGCCGAAATGCGAGTATTAAACAAATCACTTTCTGTGGCTGTCTCTTCTGCCTTGATAGATTCCTGCAAGATAGTCAAAGGGGAGCCCTCAAAAGCCGCGATACCCGCCGCCCCTGCCTGTGCGTTAGCCGTAGCTAATGCCTGAGCCAATCTTTCTTTTCGGTCTACCTCACGTTGAGTGGCACCCAACTCCGCTGTTTGGGCTGATAATTCCGCCTCTTTGGCAGCAGTTCTGCCCGCCTGAATCTGAGAGCCAGCCGACAACAGGGAGCCACCCGCAACGCCCACCATAGCTATGGTTAATGGATCAGCCATTATACTGAAACCTCCAAATAGACAGCCAAAATCTGCATAGGTACAGGCTCGTCTTGTGTGATAGTTAAAGTAGATTCCACATCCCACCCCTGCAAAAATATACGCTCTAATCCTGTTTTTGGTGATGGTGGCTCAAAGACATCAACCCCCATTGTTTTGTCAGCTATCCTTTGGCCGTTCACTAACACCCCGTTAGCCTCAAACAATTCCACGCCAGCCCTTACTATCCGCTTAGGTAATGCCGCATTAGGGCCATTCTGTAACGGAATATTTAACGGCATAGTCTCTAAAATCGGCGTAAAGTTTAAACCACCGTAAATAACATCAGCCTCACGGTCTATTGTAACCTGACCACCTGAAACAACAAACTCACCTTTATAAGCACCATCTGCAACTACGTCGATAGTCTCGCCTTCTAAATGTGACAAACCTGTTAATGTATCTGTAGACGTAGCACTGATACTAGAATCAGTAGTAATTGCGGTATCTTCACGCTCTAAAAAGTAAGTATCTACACCGCCAATGGTGCGCTTAACATAAGTATACAAAAGGTCATCAACCACCGTAGCACTGATAATATCCCCATCTGTAACCCATTCTGTAAACCCCTGGACATCCTCACTAGCCAAGGTGTTATATACCGCCATCGTGCCATCAGAATTAACGATATAAACATAATTGGCATCAACCTCAGACGTACCTCGACTAACAGCCATTTCAATCGGATCAACAATCAAGTGACTAGCCAATACAGAAACAGAGCCAGAATTATAGGACTTCGCTTCATCCACAAAGAAAAAATTACGAATAGACTTGCCTGTTCGCTGGATAAATAGCGTCAACCCATCAACAGTTACCGGCCTAACTTTCTTAGTGCCGTAGTTGGTTTGCGGCAATACCGCTATATTAGCTGGGGTTATAGGGCTGCTAGATACCGAAAACTCACCCCCGGAAGTAAATACCTGTAAAGTCCGGTTACTAAACACCCCAGTTATAGCATTAACCTGGTCGGTATCTAAAGTAACATCAATACCCTCATCGTCCCTCGCCTTACCTTTATTGAAATCGAAAAAGAAATTAACCTTAGAGCCCCATAGCGTCGACGGTCTAAAAGTAGTGCCTCCTAACCAAAGCCTTCCCTCATGGAATACCGCAGTCCTTGGCCAACCCCTTGCTCCAGACCATACATCCTCAGACTGAGCCACACCCTTGGTAGTCTCTGAAGATTGCCCCCTGAAATCAGGATCAGCCGTATTAATCGCTGTAACCGTTAATAAATCCCAATCCTTCGCGCTAGCACCTGAAAAGGTAATAGAGAAAACATTAGGGGATGTGGTGTTAGTAACAGTAATAGTCCCCTCACCAGCCGTATTGCTCAAAGCAATTAAAGCAGATTGAATATTAGACTCATTAGTCGAATCATCACCGGCAAATAAAATGTCATCCGTTAAAATACCCTCCAGCCCGATTTTATATCTATCCCCTTCACGGTAATTATTGAACTCTAACCGCTGTACCTCGCTAGTCGGGGTAGGACTGGATGCATCATTAAAATCAAACTGGGGAATATTCAGGAAGTTAATAGCACTGATTGACCAACTAACATCACTAGTCCTTGATATTTCTTGTGGCTGCACATCACTATGAAACAAAAGCGCCGTATCAGCCGATTGTATGTAGTCTATCTCTTTAACCTGATCCAACGTGTACGGAGTGGCAAAGGTAGTCTGACTTACCCCTTCCTTAAATACTTCACACTGTAGATTAGTAAACAGCAGGCAGTAATTAACTTCTGTAGAAAATGAGAAATTAAAGATACGACCATCATCATCCTCATGGATAAACTCTGTGCCATTTCTTCGACGTACACCACCCTGAACCAGTGTGACGACATTCTGAGCATCCCTGGCACCAGCATAATAGGCTTGTAAATCTTTACGACCAACCAAACGAGGGTCTAATTCACCCCTGTTAAAACTAGACTGTAAACTCCAAACTCTCGCCATTAGAAGCCATACCCGTTATCAATGCCACCACCAAAGCGTACATCGGTAAATGGCTGGTCTTGTATTGGGGTTTGTGGATATTGTTGAGCATCAGCCGCATAAGCCTCAGCCATAGCAGACCTGAATTTCTGTTCATACAATTGGTTTTTGTTCGTATCATCCGTCACTGCTAAAGCAAACTCGCTGGCTAGCTTATAAGTAAACGCTAACTCGAAATAAGACGGGATAAGAGTAGTATCCATGCGATAGACATAATCAATATCAATATCAAGGATGTCTGTATAGATTAGATCCCTGAATATCTTATAACCACTTACCTGATAGACGCGCTCAACCTTTAAACAGTCAGTCGGGATCTGATAAGCATATTTATATTCATTTAAGGGAGTCTGGGAAAGTAGGTTTAGCTTTTGCTTCTTAATAGCAAAACGCCAGTAATCACGGGTTAGCATCGCAGTTAGTAAAGGCTCATATAAAGCCTTAGCCACCGCAGCACCAGCGCCAGGATCATCAAAAGAGTTTATAGGTGTTGCCCCAATCATTTGAAGCGCATTAGATGCAATATCAATATCACTGGACATATAAACCCCTTTTAGCAAAAAGCCCCACCCCCATTAAGGGGGCAGGGTTAGTCAGAATTGACCAACAGTGGAACTAGGCAATAGCTGTTCCGGTACTGACCGCAGTTGTACCTGCATCGCGGTCTACAGTTAACTTATAAAAGCTCGTACCACCTGCATCAATACCTAACAGAACATCACCTGTCTGAGCTACACCCGCGACAAAAGAACCGTCGAAATAAAGGCAAAAAATCATCTGAATTAAAAGCCATGATAAACCCCCTTAAACAGCTTCGTCATATTGAAGTTTAACGATACCTTGAGGCTCACGCGCCACGGCACCAGCTTTATATATACCATTGGCTAACCAGCTTGTTTTCTGAGCCACCCAGTCAATAGTAGTCTTCATATCAATACCGATAGCGATACCGATAGACGCTTTGTGCCAAGCAAAGGCAACACGATCATTGATTGCGCCAGGCAAGCCACCCTCAACACGTGTACCAATCTTCTTAATCTTGAAGCCCATATAGGTGTCAAGATCACCGTTAACAAGTGCTTTAACAGTGTTGTAATCAGAAGATGTTACCTCGGTATCCTCAAGTAGCTTCTGTAGAGCCAGTGCGCGTACAACCACATAACGATCATCGGATGGTGCTTCGATGTCATCTAAGTGGCCAGCAGCACTACGCAATAGGTCAAGACCAAAGTTAGCCGATGCAGAAACATCAATCACGACGACCGATTGCTTTAGCAATAGTCTGCGCTAGCTCAGTACGCTCATCGAAGTTAACCTCAGCCTGATCGAAAATATCGGTATACTCTGGAGCATTCCAATTTTCCAATATGGCTCTTTGGCGCGCATGTGAAACATCCATTGGCGTAACATCGGCTTGTGATGACTTCTGATTCGCCAAACCTTTACCCATACGAGTGAATTTATAGTCGCCACCCACAACACCTGTACGAACAGTGACACATTCGCGCAGTGTTTTCATACCTTGATATTCGTGCTTAACCTCGGAGTCAAACTCCGTGACCGCAGCATTAGTTAGATTCTTG